AAGAAGATCGGCTTCCGTGGCAAGAAGGGTGACACCATTCACGTGCCCAAGCCTGCACGTGGTGCTGCGTCTGCGAAGGCTGCCAGCACTCAGGTCACCCTGATCACCGACACTGCAGGTGTGCTGAATATCAGCATCGACCAGCACTGGGAATACTCGCGCCTCATTGAGGATATCGCGGAAGTCCAGCGTCTGGCATCTGCCCGTGCCTTCTACACCGACGACGCCGGTTATGCGCTGGCGAAGAAGGTTGACAGCGCCCTGCTGGCTCACGCCGGTAGCTTCCAAGGCGGCTCCGCTTACAGCACCGCTGTGATCGGCTCCGACGGTACTACCGTTTGGAACCCTGCCGCTTCCACCAACACCGGTAACGGTGCCGACCTGTCTGACGCCGGTCTGCGTCGGGCCATCCAGACTCTGGATGACAACGACGTCCCGCTGGATATGCGTTCCCTCCTGATCAATCCCGGTCAGAAGAACGTCCTGCTGGGCATCACCCGGTTCTCGTCCAGCGACTTCATCGGTGGTCGTGACCGTGTGAACACTGGTGTGTTCGGTGAGGTCTACGGTGCGAAGGTCTACGTGACCACGAACCTGCCGACCGTACTGGCAGCTGACTCCAGCACGGCCTACAAGGCGTGTGTCCTCATGGGCAAGGAGGCAATCGTCCACGCTGAGCAGATGGCTGTTCGGACCCAGACGCAGTACAAGCAGGAGTACCTCGGTACCCTGTTCACCGCTGACACCATTTATGGTACCAGCGTGTACCGCGACACCTCTGGTGTGGCACTCATCGTTCCGGCCTAATTAGCCCTAGGCTGGTAACCCTTGGTCCTCCCCTTCGGGGGAGGGCCTTTTTAACTGGCGGGGTAATATGACGATGGACGAGAGAGTAGCAAGGTTGGAAACGCAAGTAGAAGTGCTCGACAAGAAGATGGACGCGGTAGCCAATTCGTTGAACACAATCAGTTATGACCTTGCGCGTTATAGAGGGGCATGGGGAATGCTGGTTATGGTGGGCGGTTCCATCGTAACAGCAATCACTGTGTGGATGAAATTACGGCAGTAAGGAGATAGTGGTATGCCAATTTACCGGGGATCAGGTGACACGGGAACTGCGACGGGCGTACAATCCCTAGCGGACGAAGCCGCAGCTTCTGCTGCAGCCGCTGCTGCAAGTGAAGCCGCCTCTGCGGTTTCTGCGGCTAACGCTTCGGCCTACGCAGCCCAGTCTTCATCGTGGGCTTCCGCTTCCGCTGCAAGTGCGACTGCCGCCGCCGCAAGCGAAACCGCCGCCGCTGCAAGCGAGACTGCTGCTGCAGCCAGCGAGACTGCTGCTGCTGCGAGTGAGACAGCTGCCGCCGCAAGTGAGACTGCTGCTGCTGCAAGCGCGACGGCTGCGGCTGCCAGTGCAGTGGATGCGGCTAACACGTCTACTGAGCAAATCAACCCGGTCACAAACGGACAGTTCGATATCTGGCAGCGGGGCACGAGCTTCACCAGCATGGGACCTAACACCTATGTTGCCGACCGGTGGTTGCATGTAAGAGATGGGTCTGGAGCTACCATGAATTTCACGCGGAACCCATGGGCACCCGGTCACGGTTCTAATACGTGGGGCGCACCTTACTACGCGATCTTCAACTGCACAGCTGCGGGTACGGGAGAGACTTACAACAACCTCCAGCAGCGATTTGAGGACGTTGGGCTGTTCGGTGGTCAGGAGATTACTCTGAGCTTTGTTGCCCACTCCCCCTCGGGTGACCAAGTAATCGACCGTATTATCTGGCTACAGAATTTCGGTTCGGGCGGCTCTACTCAGGTGGTCACCACGGTTTCTTCAGGGACAGAAACAATCAGCGGGAGTTCATGGAGTCATCACTCCATCACCTTTACCCCGCCGAGCATCTCCGGAAAGACCGTTGGCGCTAATGCTAATTCGCGAATCGTATTCCAGATTGCCCTGAATGCGACTTTCGGTGTATATATCGCGAACGTACAGATTGACGTCGGGCCGAACGCTAAGCCCATTAAGAGGGCAGACGTTCCTACTGAACTGATACGTTGCCAGCGGTTCTACGAGAACTCGTCTAATAATGGGACTACCCTGCCATCGACAGCAAAACAAGGCAACGTGGGTCATGTGCTTGCCGCTACCGTTACGGCCGGGAACTGGCTATACCGGGACGTTCGCTTTAAGGTCAAGAAGCGAACCACTCCGACGGTGACCCTGAGCACTGCAGGCATCGCAGGAGGCAATGGTTACATCAACGTCAACGGTGTCGCAAGGTTGGCGATTGCAGCGGACGTTGGTGAGAACGGCTTTGGTTCTATCCAGAACAATAGTGCTGTTTCGTGGACTGACCAGCAGGGATTCAACTACGAAGCCGACGCGGAGCTATAACACATGGCTAAATATAAAAGAAACTCGTTTGGTGTAATCGACACTGAGCGTGGCGCGTGCATCCCCGAGGACGAGAGGAACAGACACTGGCTGGAATATCTGGAGTGGCTGGAAGCTGGCAATGTTCCAGACCCCGAGGATGTCCCGCCTCCTCCAACCCAGAAGGAGTTGCTGGATGAAACCAAAGAGGAGTTCATCGACTCCCTCGACTGGGTCATCCAGTACCTGTTAGCAAGCAACGTCATCAAGAAGGCGGACCTTCCGCCTGAGTTAGACGCACTCTACGAATCACGCAAGCTATTGAGAGGTAACTAACCATGACGTATCTTGAGATGGTCAACGCCGTTCTTCGCAGGCTTCGCGAGGACGAGGTCAGTACCATGACCTCAAACACCTACTCGAAGCTGGTCAAGGACTTCGTGGTCGAGGCAGTACAGGAAGTCGAGAGCGCTCGAAACTGGAACGCACTCAGGACCACGATCTCGGTGGCGACTTCTGCGGGCACGTACACCTACGCGCTCACCGATGTACCTGCCGAGTTCGCGATTCAGGTCATCCACGTTGACAGCGAAGACTACGACCTGATCAAGTCGCCCAACTCAGCATGGCTAACACATCAGTACCTGAGTAATACAGATCAGGACAAGCCCCGGTATTACGACATCAACGGTGTCGACAGTAACGGAGACCCGCAGCTTGACGTGTGGCCTGTCCCCGATGGAGCCTACACGCTGTATGTGGCACTGAAGCACCGGACCACGGACAGCCCGACGGACAGTACGCTAATCGTTCTGCCGACACGGCCCATCCTCCTGAGGGCATTCATGTTCGCCCTTGAGGAGCGGGGAGACAGCGGCGGCGACAGCCTGTTGCTGTTAGAACAACGGTACCGTGACGCGCTTGCCACGGCAGCACAATATGACATGCTGCTCAACGAAGACGAGAGTGAATGGATTGAGGTGTAACCATGGCTGAGCTAGTACCATTTCCGTTTGAGACGCCCGGCATTATGGGCCTGAACCTGCAGGCCCGGTCTACCGTGCTAGGCCCTGAATGGGCAACCGTCATGGACAACATGGTCATCGACGAGCAGGGACGTATGGCCGTCCGCAAGGGCACCAAGGCAATCACGGACACTGGTGCCGCAGCAAGCCTGCAGACAGTCTTCACCTCATACCACTCGGGCGGCAACAGCTACACCTACGCCGCAGACAGTAACGGTGACCTGTACAACAACGCTACCACCACGACGACGCTGACAAGCAGGAGCGGGGCGGCTACCACGGCAAGTGACGGACACTACAAGTTCCAGAACTTCAACAATAAGGTAATCGCGTTCCACTCGTCAGGCAGCTTCCTCGTGCAGGCGACAGCCACTGGCAACTTCGCTGACATCGTCATGGCGCTGCACACGCCTTCGGGCTGTAACGACGTCCTGTCTGCCTTCGGGCGGCTCTGGATCGTGACTGATACGCACCTGTACTGGTCGAACCTGCTTGACGAAACGACGTGGAGGACCAGCGGTACAGCGACTGACGCAGGGTTCCTACAGCTGGCCACAGTCTGGCCGGGGTCGGACCAAGCGGTGGCCATAGCCGAGTTCAACGGGTTTCTGGTCATCTTCGGCAAGCACAGTGTCGTCGTGTACCAAGGTGCCGATGACCCGCTGGGTACTGGCTTCACCAAGGTCGAAGCTGTTGAGGGTACCGGGTGCCTCGCAAGGGACTCGGTCGTGAACATTGGTCGGGACATTATCTGGGTCAGTCAGGGTGGCATCAAGAACCTTGGCCGCGTGATTCAAGAGAAGTCCATGCCACTGAACGACGCCCTTCCACAGATTCGGGACTACTTGGCCACGGCCATTGCCCCGTCACCGACCACAGCTAAGGCAGCTTACGCTGAGCAGGACGGCCTCTACGTAATCACGACGCCGACCAAGACGTTCGCAGTGGACGTGAAGCGCACGCTGGATGGAGGAATCTACAGGGTCACCTTGTGGGATACCTTCTCCGGGGCGGCAGAAGGCAGCGACGGTAAGCTGGTGCTTGGCAGTGGGACTAAGGTCTACAGCTACAGTGGTAACACGGACCTCGCGGCGTCAGACGGAACAGGTGGATCGGCAATCGTTGCCGAGTACCAGTCCGGCTGGATCGACTTCAGGTCGGTTGATCCGGGGTTTGGCCCTAGGGACAAAGTGATGAAGCGAATGCTGGCGTCCATCTACGGAGGCAGTGAAGCGACAGTCACCTTCAAGTGGGCAACTGACTACGTGGATACCTTCGGCTCTGCCGTCAAGTTCCTCCCGGCCTCGGGCACGGCAGCGACCTACGGTGTGTCAAAGTTTGGCGTGGATCACTACGGCATCAGCTTCGACATCAGTCGCCTGAGTTCCCCAATCAGTAACACGGGCCGGGTGGTCAAGGTCGGCATTTCACTGAGCAACGTCACCACGGAGACCGCAGTTAATCGCATGGACCTCTTTGCCAAGATCGCGAAGACGAGGATCATTTAATGTCAGACTATACCAAGACCACGAACTTTACAGCCAAGGATTCTACTCAGGCTGTCATCTTGGGTTCAGAGCACGACGCGGAGTTCAACGCTATCGCGGCGTCCATCGGGACCAAGATGAACAAGATCGCCAGCCCAACAGCAGACCAGCTTCTGACCATGAACGCAAGTGGAGAGGCAGTCGATTCGGGCCACAGCAAGGTAGAGATTCCAATCTACGGCACGCCCGAGGCTCTTGGGACTAGCTACGAGAAGACCAAGACCCTGACCGGAACAGTCGAGGAAGTGGAGATCAACTTCTACAAGGCCAAGACCAACTCGGTCACGGCAATCCGCTGTTGCCTTGGTACCGGCTCAGCCTTGGATATTACCGGGTACTACACCGGGGCCGAGTCGAGCAGCGTCAACAGGTACTCGAACGCGGGCGTCGGATTCTACCTGAGTGCCGTTGACGGGGCTGGTGTTGACCTCAACGGGACTATTCGGCTACGTCGAGCCTACAACAATATCTGGGTGATGACGGCGGCAGTGTACAACAGCGGGGTGGGTGCAGTCTACAACTGCACTGGCCACGTCACACTAGCCGGAGCGCTTGACATTGTTGGCATACGTGTCGACGGGGCAGCAGACACGCTGGTAACCGGTGGCTACTGGAGAGTCAATTACAGACGGAGTGCGTAATGTCAGACTACACCAAGACTACTGACTTCGTCGCCAAAGACGCGGCGGAGGCTACGATTCAGGGGTCCTTGTGGGACACCGAGTACGACAACATCCAGACCGCTATCGCTACGAAAGTAGACAAGGTGCTGTCACCCGTCAATGGCAACCTGATCTATACCGACGGGTCTTCTATCTACAAGGACGTGGGATCGTCGCCTACCCAGCTGTTCCCGACGAAGGTACAGGCCACCATCAGTGGGGTGAACAAGTACACGCTGGCCCTGTCTGGCACCGTCGAGGCAGTCGACGTCGCCTTCAGGAACGTGCAGGGAACAGACGACGACAACGAGCTGCGGTTCAGGATCGGCAGTCTGGGAACGATACTGACGAGCGGTTATAAATTCGCCGGTACAATGGCAGGCTACTCAACATACAGCATGTCATACGACGGCTGGCGATTCAGCTGGTTGCCCGCCAGCCTACCGGCCCCATACAGCCAGAACTCGAATGGGAACATCAGTATCCGCAGGGTGTACGGGAATATCTGGGTGTACGAGGCAAGGACATACGACCACTACGACGACCCATCGACAGGGAACCCGCGAGCCTCTTACTACGGCGGGCTGGTGACCCTGAGCAACCCGCTGGACATCATCGGCTTCGGTGACAACACCTACGGGACGATCAGGAACGGCAACATTAACGTGACATATTGGAGAAGTGCATAATGGGCGGACTATCGAGGAAGGCAAGTGAGCGTGCTGCTAAGGCCGTCGTCGGATTTAACGAGCAGGTACCCATTAGCGTAGGTGGGCTAGGCTCTATTGGCTACAACGGGCTGTCGCCAGTCATGAATCTGGACCCATGGTCCGCACGGCAGATGGGCATGTTCGGGTACATGAGCGCAGATGCCGGGCGGCAGGCCCGAGCAGGGATGCCCATGGCGGGCCAGACATCCCGACAGATGTTTGGTGCCAGTCAGGGGTTGCTCCGATCCCTCGGGTCGTTCGACCCACTGCAGCAGGCACAGACTCGGTTTAACCGGCTGCAATCGGTACTGGAACCGCAACGCGAGCGGGCACGAAGTGGCCTTGAGTCACGCCTGCTGGCGCAGGGCCGACTGGACTCCAGTGGCGGTGCCCTGCAGATGGGAGAACAGGAACAGGCTATCGCCGCACAAGACGCGCAGATGCTGGACCAGATGTACAGTGAGGCCCAGCAAGCCCAACAGGCACAGGCGCAGATGGCGCAACAGCTGGGGCAGCAAGGTGCTTCCATGATGGGCGGCTTGGCATCAACTGCGATACAGCAGGAACAAGCTAGGCAGGGAGAATACAATCCCCTGTTCCAGTTGCTGAGTGCCTCGCAGACACTTCGCCAGAATGAGATCAACCGCTTGGTGGCCGGTAGTAACGCACTGCAGGGACACAACGCTACCATGGGTGGCGGAGGTGGTGGTCTTGGTGGCGCACTCGGTTCTCTGGCAGGCGGCTTCCTTGGCAGCATGGCCAGTCCACTGGGAACTGCGGCCGGGACAGCGCTGGGTGGTAACCTGTTTGGCAGTGGTGGAGGAGGATCGTGATGGCTGGTCTATTTGACACGTTCTCTGTGGACCCGATGGCGGCGGCTGAAGCTCAGGCTGCCGCCCTTCGGAAGCAGCAAGAACAGAACCTCAGGGACCGTCTCGGTGA